CGTGAAACACTGACAAGAATTGGTGTAGCGTCACGAAAAGAAAAGAAACTTTACCAAAGTTGTCATATTTTACATAAACAGGGTAGATACTATATCGTACATTTTAAGGAGCTTTTTGCACTTGATGGAAAGCACGCTAACCTTACTTCTAACGATGTTCAGCGTAGGAATCGTATTACTCGTCTCCTTGCTGATTGGGGTCTCATATCTGTAGTGAAACCTGATTCAGTATCTGACATCGCTCCACTCAATCAAATCAAAGTTCTTGCTTATAAGGATAAAGGAGATTGGATATTGGAGCAGAAGTATAATATTGGAAAAAAAGGTAAGACGCAGGAAACCGAATAAAATTATAGGGAGTTCAACACTCCCTTTTTTTATGGTTCGTGTATAATTAGTTATGGATGCCGAAAGGATCCAAACAACCCCAAACTCGCTTAGTAAAGGAGATTACTATCATGGCCAACTTACAAAGGTATCGTTCTGCTGATTTACCAGATCTTATGGATAAGATCGTAAAGAACAGCATCGGATTAGATGATTACTTCGACAGATTTTTTAACGAAACCACATCGAACTACCCACCATATAATCTTGTAAATGTCAGCAATCATGAATCAAGACTTGAGATTGCACTTGCAGGGTTCAAAAAGAAAGAAGTAAAAGTCTACACAGAGTATGGTAAACTCTTTGTTGCAGGTGAAAAGGAGACCAAAGAAGAAGAAGAAACCTATTCACATAAAGGATTGGCTCAACGTTCTTTCACAAGAACTTGGACTCTTTCTGATGATACTGAAGTCAGAGATGTTAAATTTGAAGATGGACTTCTTATTGTTGTTTTAGGTAAGATAGTTCCAGAACATCATTCACGTAAAGAGTATCTTTAAGGAGGTGTATCATGAAACTCACAACACCATTCAGCGTTATTAAAAATGCTATGAGTGACATCCGCAGGATGCACGACTTCAACTACAATCTTCCCAAAGAAAACTATTGGGAACAAGAATGTATAAATCATCCGACCAATTCACATTGTTTAGTTTACTGCGACTAAATATTAATGAGTTCGAGATGGATCAGGGAACCTTGACGGTTCCCTTTTTTATTGCTATAATATGACCAAATGCTTTTTTTATTATGAGTGAGGATTTCACTAGGATTGCTAATGCTCTAGAAAGAATTGCTGGAGCATTGGAACACCTACATATTGAAAAGATCGATCATGCACATATAGATGATATTGGTGAGATACATGGTGACGTTATTACCCATCCTAAACAATTTTAATCATGCCTAAAGAAAAAGTACATGTTCCTGTCGTGGAACCAAAATCAACTTCCTATATTGAGTATGAGGAACTTGGTAGAACAATAACTCCACAACCAGCATTCAAAAAGGATACTGTTCGTGTTAGAGTATTGCAAAGATGTTTGGGCAATCCAGCAGAAACTTTTGATACAGAAAAACATTGGGAATATGATGTTCCATGGCCTGTAGAAGAAGTTAAGGTTGAAGAGAAAAAAGAAGTGAAGGAAAGGGAAACTGTGTTGGAAAAAGTAAAGAGGGTGATATTATAATGCCTGAACAACAAACACTTAAATTCACTATCAGACAAGATGGATTAGTTACAGAAGAAGTTTTTGGTGCTATTGGTGCTGAATGCCTAAATCTAACTAAATCTATAGAAGAAAAACTTGGTGAAGTTACTTACATAGAACGCAAACCAGAATACTACAAACAAGAAAATGTCACACTTCAGCACAATCAAAACGAAGATCAAAAACAAACCACAACTCCTTGAAGCATTAGAACTTTTACAGTATGATGTTAAGGAAGATCAGGAATTGGTAAATCCTCTTGATCATCAACATGAAAAAGTAAAGGTTGATGTTTCTATAGGTAATGATATTGGGTTTCGTTTGAATCAAGAGGGTGTATATGAATTGGTAGCAGACATACAAACTTGGAAAGATCCTGTTCCTCCAGCAAGATTTCTTGACAAAGTTACACAACAGTATGCTAGAATGACTGTGCATAACACCGTAAAGGAAATGGGATTTAAAGTTGAAGAGGAGTGGGAAATGGATGATAACTCCATAGAACTAACAGTCGCACGTTGGGTTTAAATTATGTCAATTAAATTGGTTCTCCTAAAATCAGGAGAAGATATTATTACGGATCTTACTGAGATGCGTACAAGTGAAGATCCAGATAGTAGAGTTGTTGGATATTTTTTCGACAAACCATGTGTTGTTAAAATGAGAAATCCTCAATCACAAGCACCTGATGGTAATACTCAGAAGGCAGGATTTGAGGTATCTCTTTTTCCTTGGATGCCTTTATCTGCTGATACTAGGATTCCTGTTACTGCTGATTGGTTAATTACGATGGTCGAACCAACAGCTAAATTAAAAGAAATGTACATTGAGGACGTAGTAAATGGACCGAGTGGTAAAGCTAATACATCTAACAACAAATCAGATTCTGATAAGTGAGTTAGTTGAGGTTGCTCCGATGGATATAGGAGCACCTGATTGTAAGATGGTTAATCCATTTATAATCAAAGAAGATCAAACTTTAGAACCTTGGTTGCTTAGTGTGACTAAGGATGATATATTCATGATTAGTTCTGATAAGATACTTACACTTGCAGAACCAACCCCCACCTTACTTGAAAAATACATAGATCTTAATAAATGAAATTCTACACCAATGTTCAACTAATCGGTAACCAATTTTTGGTTCGTGGAGTTGATAATGGTAGAAGGTATGAACACCGTGATGAGTTCTTCCCTACATTATTTGTCAAATCTAAAGGAAAGGCTAAATATAAAACGTTAAGTGGAGAATCAGTTGAAGAAATCAATCCAGGCACGGTTCGAGATTGTCGTGACTTCTATAAAAGATATGAGGATGTTGAGGGATTTGAGATATATGGGAATGATCGGTATATTTACCAATATATCTCAGAGAAATACCCTGAGAATGAAATCAAGTTTGACATATCTCAGATTAAGCTTGTTACTTTGGATATTGAAGTTGCGTCTGAGCAAGGTTTCCCTGACGTTGAATCTTGCTCTGAAGAGGTCTTGGCAATTTCAATACAGGATTACACAACTAAGCAGATCATTACTTGGGGTAGCAAACCCTTTGAGAATAATCGGAAAGATGTAACTTACCATTACTGTTCTACAGAACATGCTTTGTTAAGTTCATTTATTAATTATTGGATGCAAGATGTTCCTGATGTGATTACTGGATGGAACATTCAATTATATGATATTCCATATATTGCCCGTAGGATTAATCGGGTATTGGGTGAGAAGTTGATGAAGAGACTGTCACCTTGGGGTCTTGTATCAGAAGGAGAAACTTATATTAAAGGTCGTAAGCATATAACATTTGATGTTGGTGGTGTAACTCAATTAGATTATCTTGATCTTTATAAGAAGTTTACTTATAAGGCACAAGAATCATATCGATTAGATTATATTGCAAGTGTAGAACTTGGTCAGAAGAAACTAGACCATAGTGAGTTTGATACTTTTAAGGATTTCTACACAAAGGGTTGGCAAAAGTTTATTGAATATAATATAGTTGACGTTGAACTCGTTGACAGACTTGAAGGTAAGATGAAGCTGATTGAGCTTGCTCTTACTATGGCATATGAGGCAAAGGTAAATTATATTGATGTGTTCTATCAGGTAAGAATGTGGGACAACATCATTTATAATTACTTAAAGAAAAGGAATATAGTTATTCCTCCTAAAAACCGATCAACTAAAAACGAAAAATACGCAGGTGCTTATGTTAAGGAACCGAAAGCAGGAAGCTATGATTGGGTGGTTAGTTTTGACCTCAATAGTTTGTATCCTCATCTTATTATGCAATACAACATTTCCCCAGAGACCATCAGGGAAACTCGACATCCCAGTGCGAGCGTTGAAAGGATCTTAACTAAGGAGTGTGAGTTTGATGGAGACTTTGCAACCTGTGCAAATGGAGCACAGTATAGAAAAGATGTGCGTGGATTTCTGCCTGAGTTGATGGATAAAATGTATGGAGATCGTGTGGTCTTCAAAAAGAAAATGATACAAGCAAAGAAAGATTATGAAAAGACCCCAACTAAGGAACTTGAGAAAGAAATTGCTAGATGTAATAATATTCAAATGGCAAAGAAGATATCTCTTAACAGTGCTTATGGTGCTATTGGCAATCAGTATTTTCGATACTACAAATTGGCTAATGCTGAAGCCATTACCTTAAGTGGTCAGGTCTCTATTCGTTGGATAGAGAACAAGATGAATCAAAAAATGAACAAGATTTTGAAAACGGAGGATGTTGATTATGTTATTGCTTCAGATACTGATTCCATTTACTTGCATTTGGGTCCTTTGGTTGACGCTGTATACAAGGGGAGAGAGAAAACTAGTGAGAGCGTTGTTCGGTTCCTTAATAAGGTGTGTGAAGATGAATTTGAGCCTTATATTGAAAGTTCTTATGAAGAACTGGCCAAGTATGTCAACGCATACGATCAAAAGATGTTCATGAAGAGAGAGAATATTGCTGATCGTGGTATATGGACTGCAAAGAAAAGATATATTCTAAACGTATGGGATAGTGAGGGTGTTCGATATGAAGAACCCAAACTAAAGATGATGGGTATTGAAGCAGTCAAGTCTTCTACACCTGCTCCTTGTCGTACTATGATTAAGGATGCACTTAAACTTATGATGAATGGTACAGAAGATGATGTAATTGATTTTATTGAGACCTCTCGTAAAAAATTTAAAAAACTTGAACCAGAAGATATAGCATTTCCTCGTTCTGCATCTGATGTTGTCAAGTATCAAGCACACTCTACGATATATGCAAAAGGAACTCCTATACATATACGGGGCGCATTGTTATACAACCATTATGTTAAACAACATAAGTTAGATAACAAATACTCTCTTATCCAAAATGGCGAGAAGATCAAGTTCTGTTACCTGAAAAAACCAAATGTTATTCATGAGAATATCATTTCTTTTATTCAGGATTTTCCGCATGAGATTGGTCTTGACAGGTATATCGATTATGATTTACAATTTGACAAAGCATTTTTGGAACCACTCAAAGCAATCCTTGATGCGATTGGATGGAAAGTGGAAAAAACTGTAAACCTAGAGGCATTTTTTACCTAAATGGACTTACCTATTAACGATAAAGATTTGGCAACAATCATTAATGCTCTTTCGCTTGGTGGTGATGCTAGACTCTATCATCTTTTAAAAGAAATTAAAGAAGTGCGTGATCTTAATCCAGACGGTCCATATAAGAAAATTCTTCGGGAAGAAAGAGGTATGGTAATTTAATGGCAGCACTTATTATTGCTCTACCTGAAGAAGCAGAAGGGATAAAAGGATATCCCATTTATTTGAGTGGGTGTGGTAAAGTAAATGCA